ATGTTCGCGCAGATCACCACACGCGTCCACACGGCGTAGCTGTTGTGGTAACGCTTGTTGAGCTGGAACGAGTAGCGGTCCAGGTACATGTTCATCTCTGTTACAGGCCAGTTCTGGGGTATCCATTCGTCGAAGATGATCGTTTCCTGATCCGTGTATCCATCGAAGGGACTCCTCCCGGGTAAGACCATAAATGCAGTCGGATAAGTAGTCCTCGCACGGTAGGTCTTCCCCGTATCCGAAGGTCCCCATAAAACAAGGATATCCAAGATCGGCTTCAGCGGCGGCGGCAGTGGGGCTACGATCTCGTGAAGAGCACGAATCCCCTGATGGTATCGGATGAAGTCGGATCCGTGAGCAATGGCGATCTCCTTTAAGGGGACGGAGCGCGAACACTTCTCGGCGATCTCCTCTAAGTCGGAGCGCTTGCCCTGCTTGTTCTCGTTTGCGTCGTATGTACCGAACTCGTGAGGTTGTTCGCCGGGAGCGCGCGTCTCGTCTTTCGTGCAGTACACGCGGTTGTCGGCCTCTGTTCCCTTCGCCTTCTCGAGATGCATCGTCGGTTGCGCGAAGATAGCCTTGACGCGAGTCATGCGCTTGCGTGAGTTGAACCGAACGTAGCCCTGGTAGTGTAAGGCGCCTGTCTCTGGTGCTACCTCGAGCTGGTAGACGAGGTACGCCATCTCCGCAGCGACCCATAACGGAGCGGCAAGTTCAAGCGGCAGCTCGGCGGTGATGTGCAACGTGAAGCACCAGAACTTTGACTGCGTTTGATCAGCCATTTGATAGGGCAGAGCAATATTAAAAAGTGAGGAAAAATGAAAAGATATTTGAGGTGATTCGTCGCTTAGTGACATCACGCTAAGCATTTTGACGTCAATGCCACTTTTCTCTGCACCTAATCGGTAGAAGCTTCCAATTAAGAACCTTAATAGCCGATAAGGCTTATCGGTGACGATAAGCGCTGGAACGGAACTTTACCAGATAATTTAAGAACGCAGAAATACCAATTTACTATTCGCGCTAGGGCTCGGCTCGGCTGGGCTGGCGCGGCTGGGGCGGCTGGCTTGGCTAGGGCTCGCCCCCGGCGCGGAGCGCCGCTGCGCTGCTGGCTGGCGGCGGCTGGGCTGCGGCTGCGGCTCGGCTCGGCTGGGCTGCGGCTCGGCTCGGCTGGGCTGCGGCTGGCTCGGCTAGGGCTCGCCTGCGCTAAGACTACGCTAGTTAGGGTTGCTAGTGGCTGGGGTTAGCGCTAGGCTGGCTGGGCTCGGCTAGGGCTCGGCTAGGGCTAGTTAGGGTAAGGTTCACCGTTGGTGGGTTGTGATGGTTAGAGGGGGGTGGGGGAAGATCCGCAAATCTTCTCCTCCGTGACCTTAGGTATAGTATTACCCTAAGGTCACTTAGGACCATGCACAGATATTATGTAAATATCTGAACATAAGACCGGATACTTAGTTGATACTGAACTTACGGTCAGTAAGTTAATCACAACTAAAATTGATGGTCTATGGGAGGCGCTCACGCCGCCGCCGGTTCGGACGGAAACGTCGCCGCGTGGCTCGTTCTCGTAAACCTCGTCGTGCGTTTCGTCGTCGCCGTTTTGGACGCCGTGGCAAAGGCGCTGGGAAAGCGCGTTTCTTGACGATCAGGAATCTTGCGCCGAAGACCAAGTTGGTGAAGCACAACTTCAGGAATTTCACGATCGAAAGGCCTGCGTTGGCTCTCGTTCAGGCTCCTGCCTATTGGGGGAACTCTACGATAGTTCGTGTCAACAGTGTGTTTGATCCGAACTATGCTTCCGTGGGTGTGTACAATACGAGCGCGGCTCTGTATTTGTACATGTCGAAATTTTACCAGCGCTACCGTGTGATGAAGGCTGTCATTACCTACACGATCACTCAGCGTGATCTGTTGGTTTTGTCTCCGGTTCTGCCGGCTGTTTCTCCAGCGAAGTTGGAGTTTGTTGTTGGCGCCTGTTTGCAGAACAGTACTGCCAATACTCTTTATTCGGATTGGACAAATCTTGTTACCGATCCGAAGATGAAGACGAAGAGTATGTTCTTGACTACGACGTATGATCAGCCGATGGGTCGTTGTAAGCTTCGTGTTGTTTTCAAGGAGAAGTCTTGGTTCGGAACCTCTGGTGAAGATGATCACGGTGCACTGGTCGGGTTCAATCCTACTTCGTTTGTGTGCAGCGGTGTCTACAGTGCTGTTAAGGACTTGGCCTGGCCGTTGGAGAGCTACCCGAACCTGAACGTTGAGCAAAATCTGACCATGTGGGTCGAGTGGAGTCAGCCGTATTCAGTTATGAATATGCCGGCTGATGCTGAGATACTACAGATACCTAACTAAAAGACAATAAAGGAGTCAGTTCGAAGAACCTTTATTGTTTAAATCAAAAGGGGTTTGTGGGTTGTGCGCGTATTTGGTCAAGGGTGGGTCCTCCCTGGTCTTCGCGCTGTTCGACGAGTCTACAGCAGCCAAAGATCCTCCGGCGGATAGCTTGATGTAGCATAGGGGCAGTGTTCTGGAGCTCCTCGTACCATTGAACTGGCGAAATGTTCGCGCAGATCACCACACGCGTCCACACGGCGTAGCTGTTGTGGTAACGCTTGTTGAGCTGGAACGAGTAGCGGTCCAGGT